GCAGAAGCAACACGACAAGTCACTTGGCATCCCTGCTGGGACTGATCTGACCGTCAAGGGTCAGCCGATTTCTGCCGAGCAACGCAAGAACGCAAATCTGATCTTGGACGTGGGCGCGAGTCATGCGCTGCCTCGTCCGATGCTCGTAATGGCAATCATGTGCGTTGAGCAGGAGAGCTCGATCATCAACTTGATGGCCGGGTCTCCGGGCTCTGGCAACTATCTGGGTCCCGATCCGCGCGGAAATCCGGTGGGTTGCTTCCAGCAGATTGCCAAGTGGGGCTGGCCTGCCTCGCGTGATGTCTCGAGAGATGCGCTAGCATTCTACAACAAACTCTCGCCGATCTATCAGTCTAGCAAGGGGCAGCAATACTACACGCTGATCGAGCGTGTGCAAAACAGCGGTAACGGTCAAGCCTATGCTCAGTGGCGCACTGAAGCAGAACGTATCGTGAATGCCTATGGTGTGACTGATGGTTCTTCTGCTGCAATGAATGCCCAGTGGGAGCAACAGACAACCAGCGGTAGTATGGGTGACTACGAGTTCTACAGGGGCATTCCGCCCATGAGCTCCACCCAGAAGAAGAAGGGTAAGGCTGGTTCCTGGGGCAAGGAGAGCACTTGGGAAGCTTGGCAGCGTCTAGCCAACGAGGTGCAGTGGCGCGCATTCTTCGTAAGCGGTACGTTCTACTTTATCTCTGAAGATGATCTGTTCAAATCACAGCCCATCGCCACGCTCAACGAGTGGTCACCCGGTGTGATGTCTATTGATGGTGACTACGATGAAAATACCAAGGCCGCGACAGTAACCTTGAATGTGATGATGGGTCGCTGGACGTCTCCACCAGGCAGCGTGATACAGCTACAGAACATGGGACCGTGGAATGGACGCTGGCTAGTCAATGATGTGAGCCGTAGTGTCTTCAGCCGAGAGGGCACCATCACCCTGAAGAAGCCATTGCCCAGCCTACCTGAGCCGTCTGGTAGCAACACTAGTACGACACAGGGCGCGGGCACTAACAAGTGGACCTGGGGTGGCACACCGCAGCCTAAGCCACCAGCCTCCTATCCGATCGATCCTGGGGTACTAGTGCAGCCTGTCCCGGCAGGGTACGATACGCACATCATTCAGGGTGTACACCCCACAGCTGGCCTACCTGGCTATCCAGCCTGCGACTTCGGCGGCAATGCTGGCGCTCCCGTGCTTGCGGTTGAGAGCGGCACGATCACTCGTTTCTCAGGAGAAGATCCTGCCCTGGGACCGTGGGATCCTACCCTCGGGATTCATGGGCCATTCGGCTGGAACATCTATCTGCACGGCGACTCGGGTGCGGACTACTTCTACACCCACCTGGGGACGCGCTCCTGCCATGTGGGGCAGCGCGTTGGCGAGGGCAACGTCATCGCGACGATCGGGAACTATGCCAAGTACGGTGGTGCCAATCACGTGCATCTGGGTGTACATCCTCCGGCTAAGGGGCATCCCGACATCCAGGATATCATGAATGCGCAGGTGGCGCATAACTGATGGCTGATTTTCGCGACTTGATGCCGGATCATACAGAGATGCCCGATAGGCTATTTGGCTTCTTCGCGCACGCCGTGACTGACTTCGCCAAGAAGGCGTATGTAATCATACCAGAATTTGATCCGAAGCTTGAATGGGGTCCTTGCCCTTGGCAGGCTAGGGATGCAACGTCCCTGCCCGCAAAGGGGGATCCGTGTTTGATCGTTTGGGACAATCGTCGTACTCCCTGGGTGGTGGCATGGTGGCCGTTCTAGTCCCGCATCTGGCTATCCCGTTCAATTGGGACGGTAGCAGTGCGGCTGTCATTGAGCAGGATACGATCGAAGATATCAGCGCATGTGTTGAGGCATCGTGCCTCACCATCATCGGGCAGCGTGAAGAGCTCCCTGACTTCGGCATTCCAGACCCTACATTCGGAATTCAGCCGATTGATGTGCAGAGAATCATCGATGCTGTCTTGAAGTACGAACCACGTGCTGCTCTGTACATGTCGCAGTCTCCGGACGAGTTTGATCAGCTCATCGCTCGCGTCTTGTTGGCGGTGTCGGCGAAGGAGGTGAACGTATGACGTACATTGATATCCCGATCGACACTGATCCTCAGGACATCCTGAACGAATGCTACACCTTCCTTCAGACCGTCGTGCCGGGGTGGACGCCTAATCCTGGTAGCCTTGATGTTTGGTTGCTTATGTCCATGGCGTTTGTCGCCGCTGAGTCGCGCGATGTGGCGAGTGCAGTACCATCGAGCATCTTCCGCTGGTTTGGAGCAAACCTGCTTCAGCTGCCGCCGCAGGATGCGCAGCCTGCCTCGGGGACGACGACGTGGACGATGCTAGACAATGCTGGCTACACCATTCCGGACGGTACACAGGTGGGCGTTCCCGCATCTGGCGATGTGAGCTATGTGTTCCTAACCTCGGGTGATGTGACGGTTCCTCCGGGAAGCACCACGGCGACTATCACCATCATCGCACAGGATCCCGGCGCTGATTCAACTAACCTGGGCGCTCCAGGCAGTACGGTTGACCTGATTGATCCGCTCACGTTTGTGTCGACCATTACACTGACTGGCCCCACTGCCGGAGGTGTAGACGCTGAGGCTGATGATGACTATCTCAGCCGTCTAGTAGCAGAGCTTCAGCTGCTAGCGCCACGTCCGATCTTGCCGGCCGACTTCTCCGTGTTTGCGCGCAACATCCCTGGTGTCTATCGGGCGACGACGATCGATGGCTACAATCCTTCCGGTCCTTCCACGGGCAACCCACGTATGGTGACGGTGATCTCGATCGACCAGAACGGTAATCCGGTCAGCACGCCCGTGAAGGCAGCTGTGGCCGCTGATCTCACTGCGCGGCGCGAGGTCAACTTCGTCGTCAACACCGCCGACGCGAATGTCGTCCTGATCGACGTAACGTACAACGCCAAGGCTCTTGTGGGTCAAGATCCTACGGCTTTGGCAACGGCGGTGAATACGGCTCTGTCTGGCTACCTGAATCCTGCTACGTGGGGGACAGACATCAGCGGCGATCCGCAGGTTTGGAACAACGTGACAACGGTCCGCTATCTCGAGATAGCGAATGTGATCAACGATGTGTCCGGTGTAGACTACATCGTGAGCTTGACTATCGGTATCCACGGTGGCTCTATGGGCACGTCTGATCTCACGATGACCGGAATCGCGCCGCTGGCTAATGATGGAACAATCACCGGGGTGATCAGCTGATGTCTGAGCCGATGCTCGAGAGCTTCTCCGCGGACATATATGCCCGCATGGGTCCGCTCACGTACGACGAGGCCAACCAGCAGTACGCACTGGCGAACTTCTTGGGAGCGATCGGCGAGATGTTCCAGCTACTTGACGACTATGGTCGTGACCAGATGGTGGGCAATCTACTTGCTCCGGGTTGGTCTCAGGTCATGGACATTAACCGTGCTCCTGCAGAGGTCTTACCCTGGCTAGGGCAGTTCGTGGGCGTCTCAGTTGACGACAGTCTGTCTGAGGCTCTACAGCGCCAGCAGATTCGTAGCGTGGCCGGATGGAACAGGGGTACGCTCAACGCCATGATAGCTGCGGCGCAGTTGTACCTCGTAGGGACTAAGTCACTCATCGTGCGTGAGCGTGATGCTTCTGCTTGCCCTTCACAGCCGGCATATGGGATTACATTCATCAGTAAGACTGCTGAGACACCGAACCCGACCTTGGTGTTGAATGCGCTCATGGCTCAGAAGCCTGCTGGCCTAGTGCTCGTGTATGAGTACCTGGCTGGACAGGACTACCAGAAGCTGTACACGGACGAGGCAAGTTACCAGGCCACGTTCACAACATACCCAACCTACAACGACGTGCTCCTGGACACGTACTAAGGAGGCAGCATGCTCACTAGCTCCAGGTTCCAGATCAACTACCCGAATCCGACTCGCACGGATACGGCAGATGTACCGCGTGATATTGGCTCTATTGTCACGCAGCTGGAGGCTCTGGGCATGCAGTACGGGCAAGGCACTCACGCTGCTCGTCCAGCAGCCGGTGTGCAGGGACGCATCTATTATGAGACAGATACACAGCTGCACTACTACGACAACGCTTCGGCGTGGATTGTCGTGGGTGGTCCTCCTGGTCCGCTGAGCGTCACCAACGCCATGCTAGCGGCCAACAGTGTTGACAGCAGCAAGATCGCTGATGGTTCTATCGTAGATGCAGACATCAGCGCCTCGGCTGCCATTCAGATCCTGAAGCTCGCTGGCTTCCCAAACGACGCCACACGTGCGCTGAGAGCAGACGGTTCCTGGGCGCAGATCACCAATGCGATGATCGCAGCGGCTGCCGGCATTGGGGTCTCGAAGTTGGCCGGTTATCCGGGGAACTCAGCGCAGTACCTGGCTGGCGATGGAACTTGGCCAGCATTTCCCGGTCTGAGTGTTGTACCGGCCAGCACAGTTGCCGGCCTGGGCGTAGCTACCGACGGTAAGGCAGGGATGATCGTATGTGGTTCATCGCCATACGAGATCATTCCAGTGTTCTACAGTGCGACGCGCGGTAAGTGGGTCAGCAGCACTATGACCTTTACCGATGTGGGGCACACATATAGTATCAACAATGCAGCATATCAGCGTGGATCCCGGTACTTCTTTCTGCCCTGGACGGCACAGCGCACAGCTGGTCTGACCATCGAGTGCTGTTTCATGGGGCAATTCCAGATGGCTGACTGGACACCGAACCCCATCGAGCATGGGATTGCAGCCATCACCTGCGCTCCGACCAACTTGTCGAACGGTGGCTATGTCTATGAGTCAAACTTGGCGTTTGTGACTGAGTTTGCAGTGTCTCCGCAAATCACACCGGTGCCCGCTGGTAACTGGACGTGGTTCAAGGGACCGTGGGGATCACCGGCCTCGCTGCCGGCAGATGGGGTGATGCTCGTCATCGAGGGTCGGGGCAAGGCTGCTGGTACGGGTTACAACAAACAGATCGGAGATTCGACGATTCTGTGTAGGTGGATTAGTCAGTAGTGAACTGGTGGGCTTGGGTGATTCTCGGAGTGTCCTTGTGGATCCTTCTGTCGTTTCCCGTTGCGCTATTGGTAGCGCCGTGGTTGTCGCGACGTCTCAATCCCGAAGAGCGTAGTCAATCCAACTCAACTCGTTGTTGAGTCGGACAACTGCGCTCTTCGCCCATAGCTCCTCGGTGCTGTACTTGTACTGCCACGTGGCGATGTAGCGCATTCTGTTCAATAGGCGTGTCTGGTGTTCGGCAGCCCAATTCGCCCAGACTATTTGAGCAGCTTCACTCTCACACTTCTCCAGCCGCTTCTTGGGCACATCATCCCAGGCAGCGATGCACTGTCGCGCCACATGGGCGATTCGCCTTGATTGGACTTTATCGCGTGCAATTTCTTCATCGCTTGCATCAGCGCCGAGTCTACGTTGGATCTTCTGGGCGGCTGTAGCGACGGCCAACAGATGGTTGAGTCGCTTGACTTCTTGAACAGTGATCTTCTTGGGCGTCTCGCCCTTCGGGATATCGAGCGCGGGGTCTAGGTAGGCGTCTAGATAGGCCATGCTCTCTCAACCTCTAGTGGATTCTTTGCGCTCATACCCATTCTCAACGCTCTGTTCCGTATCACGGCGTGATATCTGTGATGGCATGGCATATGACTCCCGTGTAAGTTGTCCAGGCTTTTGTTCTCATAGTCGCCATCAAGGTGATGAACTTGTAGATCCCGAGGTCTGTCGATCATGCGACCGCAGAAGATACACAGCCACGGCGGAGAAGGGTACGCTTCTAGGTACAGGGATCTAGCCCCGCGTGTCTCTAGTGGTTGGAGTGTGGTCGCGGTGTACGACCCGGTATTCGGTGTGGCCCGGTGGTGCAAAATGGCTACTCCAAAGCCTCCGATGGCTTGGAAACTGGTGGAGGAGGAGCCGCCGGTGGGAGCGGGAGCTCACGGTAGCCGCCAGCCCTTGGAAGTGTGAATCGCTGTACAAAAGACCCATCAGCGGTCTCTACAGCATTGATGCTGCTCGAGACGGCTGATAGGTGAATGGCACCGTAGTTGTCTACGCTATCAAGGATGATCTCCACATCACGCGGAAGCTCCATCGTCAGCTTCCATAGTCCGAGTGCTTGTGCTCTGTTCAGATTCATGCGGCTCCTGTACGATTTCCGCTGCGCTTTCTCAACCTGGCGTGTTCTCAGTTCTTTCGCAATCTGAATCTCAGAGATTCTGGCTCGCACGATCTGCCGCTCTTCATATGAGAGGCCGCCATTCTTCCTACGCTCCTCAACATGGTACGCGACACGGAACGCCTCTACATCCACGTAGGCACACTGCTCCCACCACGGTACACCGTAGAGGCGTTCCTGGTGTCGTCGCCCATTCCCATCTCTGTAGAATGGTCCCTTGGGCATCACTCAGGACGCGGATTGTCCTCCGTTGTGACGCCAGCAGTCGGTGAGGCCATCCACTCGTCCGGCTCGATCTTGTCCCACTCGCCGGCATTGACGCGCTCGCGGATAGTGCAGCCTCTGTCGAGCATACTCATGAACGCACACCTGCCGAGCCGATAGCAGATCGGCGTGAACGTGTACCGTGTGGGCGTGGCGATCATCTTCCACTGCCAATCCTCACGTAGGTGTGGCGTCCCATATTCCCGGATCGCTTTCATCATCTCCAAGAACACCGCGCGCCATTCGAACTGTGCCTGCGTGCACAGCCGATTGCCCGCATGCTCGAACAATGCCCGCAGGTTAGTGTTGTAGATGATGCGCGTGGTGGTACAGTGCGGAAGAATTCCGCGCGCATCTTCGGCAGGGATGCCGGCATTGACCAGGCTCTCGTATGCTGCTTCGATGTGCTTGATGACGGTCTCCCAGATCATCTGTGCTGACTCGTCACCGTCAACGATGCTGGGCGGTATCGCCACCTCATCAGCCAGTCCACGCTTGACGGCGAAGCGCAGGCTCTCCTGCACGTAGTACGCACCCACCCTCTGCCTGACCATCTGGTGAGTGAAGCTGCGTGTCACCGCCTCGATCATAAACTTGAGGTGGACACCTTCAAGCGGCGTGTTGAGATGCGTCTTGCTTAGCTCCTCCCACGCCCAGTGTCGCTCCTCATTGGTGATCTCCTTCAGGCTGTACACCGGATCGCCACGGTACATACGCATGTCCACCGCGAGCGTACCCAGAGGATCTGGTGTCGCATTGATGAGGAAGACACGGGGCTTCACCAGCCCCGTGTCCTCCTCGACGAGCATCGGCTGCGATTCGTACATCGCAGCGTCTGCCCAGCGGAGCATTTCCTTGCTCATGCTAGCCTCGCCGCGCAGCTATTGCTTTGCCTGCACGGGTCTTCAGGAATGCTGCCTGAGAGACCGGGTCACGCTTGGGCTTGGCCCGGTTGACATCGCCGGTCGGCACAGCTACCAGCCGAGCCTGAGCCTTCACAGGTGGGCTGTCACTGTCTTTGGTCTGGACTATCCCTCCAAAGCCCTGGACCTCTTCGCCCTTCTTCCAGCGTGCTCCCTTCGCTTGTGGCTTGCGATACCGCCACACAATACGCGCGATGCCCGGAATGGCGAAGTCTTCACCGTTTGCCACCTCGTCGGCAGCGATCTCGGCCATAGCGTCCATCACGTTCTTGACCAGGTTAGGCTTGACCCCGGTCATCTCCTCGATCTCCTGTGCGATGTCGTTCTTAGTCAGCATGTGCTCCCTTTCGGTTCAGTTACAGCAACCCGCACATATGGGCAGTATTGGGCCACGGCCACCAGCCGCGCGCCCTGTATCCGTTCCGTCCGGCTTGTAACTGTGCCCATATCGGCCAGTGATCTGCTGTGCCCCATCGACGGAGGAACGCCCTCCCATACGTCCACTGGAAGGAGTAGTCCATCTGCAATCCGCCGTAGTACGGAGCGCCACGATCGTTCCAGGCACCCTCGTAATGATGGATGCATAGCAACCCCTGCGTCACGTAGTCTTTGCGACTCGCCGACGCAGAAGCCGTTAGTACGAACGCCACACAGAGTGCGGCTAGAGTGATGGCCGTTACCCTCACAGCCCTCCTTGGGTTGACAATATGATGGCATGGTTACCCCACCACGCCTGCGCAGCCCCTCTACTATCCAAATGCTACGCTCCCGCATGTTCACTCCGCCAATCCGGTTAGGACGATGTACCAGAACTGACGACCATCTGCCAGTTTGGATGTATCGACCTTACCCATCAACTTGGCACCGAGGTCGCAATAGACCCTCTCGCTTCCGTTGATCTTGACGGTAATCGTAGGTCTTTCCTCCAAGATGGTACGGAAGAACCCACGCTTCATGCCGTGGAGCCAGTTGTTTGCATTATCGTAGGACCAGAACATCTTGTCGATGATCAGTTCCTGCGGACCTTCCTTGCGGAATGTCCTGATAGCCGACTGCACGATTGCATACATCATCTCGTGCACGTACTTCGGTGCACCCCTGACTCGGCTTAGGGCAGGGTTCGCACGACGCTTCTTGGGGCTGCTAGCCTTTGAAGCTCGCCTTACTGACTGTCCGGGCATGTTTCCTCCTATTCGTCCTCTGACTCGTCGCTCTCGGCTTCCTCAGCCTGTCCTGCGGACTCGTCCACAGGGTCGTCCGGTTGCCGGCCTGACTCTTGCGCGGCCTGCTGATCCTCTGACAACTCCTCCTGCTTCTCTTCGTCGCTCATGGTGACACCTCCTCTCACATCTCTGGGTCGATAACCCACATCTCGCTGATTGTAATCTGTCTTGTGGGCATCCACCCCGGCTTGACCCCTCTTACCAATACCAGGTCTTTCCCTGGACGCAGTCTCCAGACCTGATCTCTCAGCCGGGGATAGCGCCACCTATCCACGCGCAGACCCAGCTGGTCTGTTTCGTCGTCACCCACCATAACAACCCACTTATCTAGGTGCGGATCGCGGATGGGCTGACCGTTGAGTTTTGGGTGCTTCGGATCAGACATGTCTAACTCAGCACCCTTAGCCTGGTTGAACTCAAAGAGATCGCGCTCGTTGCGCGTATAGATACAACCCAGCCAGATCACCTCAATGTCGTCGCCCCGTTCGTAGGGCAGGTCTGTCGCCACATGTGTAGGCTGGGGCACCTCACGATAGAGCTCTCCGTCGGGATGGATGATCTCGTGCTTCACCGAGGCGATGGCACGGTCAAGCCATAGCGCGCCGAATGGATCATCGCCCTTTTGTGAGAACTTTCGGATTGCTTCCATTGTGATTGGTCCTATGCCTTTGACGTTGAGTAGATCTTCCCAGTCCTCCATACCATGTTCTTCACGGTAGGCAACAATCGCATTGCCCGTTTTGACCCCGATACCCGGCACCTGCGAGAAGCCTGCCGTAAGTGCGTCGTCTTCCTTAGACCACCGTACCCTACTAGATCTCGGGTGCGGTGGCTTAATCTCCACGCTACGACCGAACCGCTGCGAGTCGCGGAGCAGGCGTCGTACCTTATCGTCGTCGTCCGTGACATTGAGTGACGCCAGATAGAAGACCTCTGGATGCTTGCGCTTGAACCACATTGTTTGATATCCGATCATCCCGTAACTCACCGCATGGGATGCGTTGAAGGCATAGGATCCTGCCGTGATCAACCGCATCCAGATTCCTCGTGCGAGCTCAGGCGTCATGATACCGTCGTCACCGTGTAGCTTCATCGCGCCGGTCAGTGCTTGCTCCCACTTACGGTTGAATTCCTGATCACCGTGCTTCTTCGAGATGATCCTTCGCACCTCGGCTCTGTGTGTCCAGTCGAAGTCGAACACGTCTCCCAAGATGCGAAGGATCTGCTCCTGGTACACGATCTGTCCGTAGGTGGAATCGCAGATATTGCTCATCGCCGGATGAAGGAGCTCTGGCTCAGCGCGTCCCCACTTGATGTCTATGTAGGCGTTGGCGGCTCCATTGTGGAGGGGTCCAGGTCGTCCGAGGGCAGTAACGTCGTAGATGTGCTTGAAGTGTTCCGGTTGGAGAGCACCGTTGACGTATCGGCACGCACGCCCATCAAACTGAAAGACGCCGGTGACGTCGTTCTCCTTGAATCCCTGAATAACTTCCGGATCGTCCAGTGGTAGATTGTAGAGTTCGTCAAGAGTCCAGTCCATCTCCTTTCGCATATGATCAAGGGCTTGCACAGTGCTGAGTCCCAGCGCGTCGATCTTGAGCAGACCCTTCTTCTCAGCGTCGTACTTGTCCATACTGATGACACGTCGTTTCTCACCCTTTACATCCCGCTCGTAGAAAGCTGCGACCTCTGTAATTGGTCCAGTTGAGATGACAAGACCTGCAGAATGGACGCCAAATCCTGCATAGTTTCCTTCCAGATCGAGCGCCGCTCCAAGATCGGGGTATCGCTCAAAGACATCGCGAGCTTGCGGGAATTGCTCAGCTGTGTCCTCAATAGTAGCACTAGCCCGGAGGTCACCCGAAGATCGTTCGATGAGAACATCCTTGACTTTGTCGATTTCCCACTTGGGAACGTGAAAGACTCGGGCGGCAGCGTCCAGACTGTTCTTCCCCTTGAATCGCGTGAAGGTGCCGACGTTGCTGACTTGATCTGTTCCGTACTTTGCAACAAAGTAACTGTAGACCTCCGAGCGGCGATCCGAAGAGAAGTCGATATCAACGTCAGGCAGATCTTGGCGCGTGACGTCAATGAATCGTTCGAAAACAAGATCATCGTAGAGCATGGGGTTGACTTCAGTGATGCGGAGGAGCCAACAAGCGAGGGAACCAGCGGCAGATCCTCTTGCCGGTCCCACAGCAATGTCCCGATCCTTTGCGTATCGTACAGCATCACTGATGATGAGGAAGTAGTCGACGAAGTCTTTGTCCTCGATGATCTTGGCCTCATGCTGGAGCCTCTCCTTGTAGCGTCGCCGCTCTGTTGCCGATAGTCGGTGGCAACCTCGATACTTCCACCCCTCTTTCAGCCAGTCTCGCCATAGATGTACCGGGTCTGAATACCCTGGTGGGAGAGGATAGCGAACCATAGGCAGCGAGGGAAGCGTGACCAGACAACGGTCTGCCACGTCCCTCGTGGTAAGTGTTGCCCGAATGGATTGAGCACGTGTGAGCCCTGTACCCATAAGTTTACGTATGACCATGGCGTCGGTCCAAGGCGGACAGAGATTGGAATCATATCCCCATTCACGCGCCATGTCCTCCAGTGATCGTCGCTCGCCGGGGCGAAGGTTGTGCAGGATCTTCTGCATCTCCTTCTCCTCGGGCACGGTGTAGTGACAGTCGAACGTCACCACGTATGGAATATGTAGCTCCTCCGCAATCTGAGCCAGTAACGGATTGGCCCGACGCGTCTTCTCGAGCTCAGGAAAGGCCTGTAATTCAATGTAGTAGCTGTCACCGAATGTCCTCTTGAACTGTGAGGCAACTCTTCGAGCGCGTGAGTAGCTAGCATCCGACTCAGCAATATGCTTTCCTCCGACGAGTGCCGTGAAGAGCGCACTGCCCTGACAACCAGATAGAACAACAAGCCCACCACTATGGGCGGCAAGCATTCTTCCATCAGCAGTTGGCTCATGATAGAAACCCTCCGCGTAGGTTGCGCTTACCAGTTGAAGGAGATTTTGGTATCCTCTGGTATCTTCAGCAAGGACTGTAAGGTGATTCTTACGTTGTGTAGCTGTCTCTCCGAGCCCTCCGGTGTATAGCTCCACGCCGTAGATGGGTTTGATACCCATCTTCTTCGCAGCCACTTCCATTTGAACGTGACTAGAAATGTTTCCGTGTTCAGTGACTGCGAGAGATGCCATGCCAATCTCCGCTGCTCGTCTAACGTGAGCTTCGGGGAGAGAATAACCGTCTCCGTACGAGAAGGTTGTATGATGATGGAGACTCGCAAATGTCATCTCCCTTGACCGTTGCGGTAGTCGCCGTGTGCGTTTGACTTTTCGAACCAGAACAGGTGCTTGTACATGCTCGTCTCTATAAACGGGTACGCGGACGCTGAGTTCGTCTAGTCCGTGTTCACTACGTTCGTGTCCGCGTTCAGCCAAGTTGCCTCACCGCGAAATTCGCATAGTTGATGATGTCATGTAGCTCACTTGCTGTGCTGAAGGTCAGCTGCTCGATCAACTCTGCTAAGCCATCTTGGTCGCCATTGCGCATGATCTCGAGTCTCTCGAGTGAGCGCACTACACGGTCGACTTTCAAGCGCATTGTGTTGACTTGGTCCATAGCTGTGTACTCTTTCCACAGCCCACACCTGATCTCCTCACGATCCAGGTGTACGTTGTACGCATCACGTACCACATCGAAGTAGTCGCCCACGTCACTGGTGACGAGCGTACCTCGCCCGAATGTCTGAATGACTTGCTGCAAGTGTTCTCCGGTCATAGGTTCCTCGCGATCTCCCCCGCCTTGTTGTATGCATTGTACATGGTGACACCGTGACGCCACTCCGCCCACCTGCCGCAGCGGTGGACGTAATCCTGGAAGCAGTCACAGTCATTGTTCACCGCTTTGTAGCCGGTGACGACTTCCTCGCCCGGAAATGGCTGCGTGCTCTCGATGGTGCACTTGCCACCAAGAATCGACCAGCGGTACCAGTGATCTTCTAGCATGCCATTGTAGACGACGATCTCGTGCTCTCGATCTGCTTCCGGAGTGGGCAGCGTCTTGATGTAGTATCGCTGCCCGTCAAAGCGATGACCTTGGTTGATGCAGATCTCCTGCGCAGGCAGGGTGCTGATGACGTGTCCTGGGCCAAAGTCCTTCACCACGAACCGCACGACATCAGGATCAACGTCAATGTGGTGTATCTGTCTGTCGAAATGATCCCACAGCTTGTCGTACGCACGCTGTACATTCCAGGACGGATACACCTGCAGATAGTTGTCCCAGCCAGTCTCACGCTCAGGGTCACCGTACACCTTCAGCGCGTAGTCGCGCGCGTTCCCAATGCGGATGAACTGAATGGTGCCCTCCGCGTAGGGTGACGTGACGTTTAGCACTGGCCCATGTAGGTGCTGCGAGCCTGGTATGTCGCTCTTATGCTTGCGGCTGTAGATCACAGGAGTGTGTCCTGCCTGCTCCACCGCGAGCGCACACAGCAGTCCCGCAGGCCCACACCCTAGCACAGCCACTCTCACAGCTTTACCTCCCTCAAGAGCGCATGCAGTGTTGGCTCGACATAGATGTCGCCCAGCACCCTTCGTATCATTCTGGCTTCGTACAGTGTGTTGATGATGGCGTTTGCCTCGTCTCGGCTGATGTTGAGGAGCTCCTCGAGATCCTGACGACGGAACTTTCCTGCGTTACGCAGATGCTTGGCCAACAGCTTACGGCCTAGTAGGTACTCTCTGATCTTATCCTTGTTGTTCTCAGCCTCCGATCTGTCAGACAACATCTCCTTCGAGCGTTCGCGATAGCCGAACGCCGGCATGTTGTAGATCAGATTCATGAACGCCACAGCGTCTTTCACATGCGCTGGTGTAACGATGACGCTCTCACCCTTAGCGTCCGTGCTGAATGTGCGAGCAGCCAGGGCAGCCGCTACACGTGCGATCTTGATGCGGATATTCGCTGCCTGTACAAGCGGTGGATCTTCGATGTACATCTTGCCCATCTCATTTGCTGCGTTGAAGATCTGCTCTTCGGCGGGCTTATAGAACCGCACCTGGTCGGCAGTGCGCGTCCAGGTCCACATCAACATGTTATGGCACGCCTCTTCCGTGTACCGTAGCTCACCACCACTCGCAGGTTGGTTGATAGTCTCAGCCGGTACATCGTACAGTGTGGCGGCCATCGCCAGATCGAAACGGGCGATGTCCTCAGCGTTGCCAATCAGCGGCTTGATAGCGTCCACGCCGTAGGTGTAGTTTGCCATCGTCGCGTTACGCGGATTGCCCAGCCATAGTAACCGTGTACGTGCCCACGTCGTCTCCTGCTGAATCTTCGTCAGCTTTGCTTGCCCGGATGAACGGATATCGCTCATTTGTCCGATCTGCTCAGGCGTAAGACCGCTGATCTCGTCCATCACCACCAGACGCCGGTCATTGAGCGGCACCACACCCCAGGTGATCGCCCATTCTCTACCATTGAGTTGCTGCACACCACCCACCACTCCAGCAAAACTGGCAGCCTCACAGCTTATGATCTCGCCTCCCCCGAAGTGGCGGACCAACCGCTCGGCTGCCAGGCTCTTGCCCGTGCGCGTATCACCGATGATGAGTGATTCCAGCCACCCTCGCGCTACGAGCTCACCTGCAAAATTGAAAGACAGTAGGCTGTGGAACGTCAGATCCATGAGCGCATGCATCTCTGGACGTCCGTGTATGTGTGTGACATGTGAAGCCAGCGCACGACTGATCTCGGCCACCTTCTTGAGAGGCGTCTGTATGCTGCTAGGCTGGAACCGACGCAACATCTTGATTGTTTTAGCGTCCAGGTCAAAGCGGTCAACGCTCGTTTCCATCTGCGTTAGTTCAGAAGCCAGGAACTCGTTGTTATGCGTGCGCGGATTAGGATGTAGAGCTCCAATGACACTAACCGTGTTATTCGGTGCGGTGTCGTATCTCCCCACGGACGTGATCGTGATGTTCTTGTATGCAGCAGCACTAGGACCGCGTTCGGATCCGTCGGTGTAGTCCAGGGCTGGTCTACCATACAGCACCTCAACGGCTTGATGCTCGAGGTGTTCGAACTGCAGCTTCGTGCACCTCCCTCCCGGGATGCCGAATGATTCAGCGATGACCTGGTTTAACGTATTGATCGAAGACTCAATCATAGACAACACCATCGGGTTGTCGCTAGCCACGTTGATCTCTGTCTCGCCATTCAGCCCGTTAAGAGGGCAGGAATGACACTTGTTGCCGGCATCTTGTGTACATGCCAGCCGTATCACCTGCGGCACCGAGTAGCCAGGCTCTTTCCTGCCTCTGATAGTAACCATAACGCGCACAGGCTTGCCTATACGCTTGGAGTCAAATGTATCCAGCACCGAAATTGTCTGCAACTCTGGTACTGGCTTACCACGCGCGTAAGGCTGTGCTGCGTCCAGGTAGGTCTGTAGCTCGCTCTCCTCATGCTCGAGGAAGAAGTCGGTCAGATCCTTGCCGTGCTTCTTGACCAACTCATAGGGCAGCTCAACTAGGCGCACATCCGCCATCACAGATAATGCTCGCGCGATCTTTCGTGCGCCCGCTTGTCCCTCCTCATCGCGGTCTTGGCAGACATAAACGGTTTTACCCTTGAACCACTCGTTCCATTCGGTGTGCCACACGTTCTCACCGGCGGTACGAGTCACACAGTTGTAGCCTGCCTGTAGCGTGCGAAGGGTGTCCCATTCACCGGCAGCGATGATGTATTTGTCCAGGCCGGCATTCAGCTTAGCCAAAGGATACAGCTGTGGTGGGCTGTTGTAGCCGCGCTCACCCCAGATCTTTCTGCCTGTACCGGGCGTGGGATTGTAGTAACGCACATTGAGTATCTCACCGTCGACAGAGCGGACCGGGATGGTGTAGTGCTTCTTGTCTTCCATACCGATCTCGTAGGTACGCACGGTCTCTAGCGTGATGCCGCGCCGCTCTAGCAGCCATTGTAGTGCGCTCTCGTTGCTGAGCAGTGCGCTGTGCCAGCCTGCGATCATGCCTTCATTGAGCAGACGTGTGGGCTTTGGCGTAGGCTGCCCATTAAGGTCGGGATCACCATTACTGTGACCGTCAGTCTCACGCCACTCGCTCATGCGCCTGATCAGCGCCGTGATGGGCATACCACCACAACGGAAGCAGTAGAACACACCCTTCTCAATGTTGAGACTGGCGGACCGCTTCTCATCGTCATGCAGCGGGCACTTCAGGTTCCACTCCCGCGTACCGTCGATGTTTATATGGGTCGGCTGTTCGCCCTCAAGATATGGGGCAAGCAGACGAATCTGTCGTTTTGTGACGGGCATCGCCTCAGGCTTGAGACGAGGCTTCTCGCTTACTCTGCATCCGTCTGTCAGGCGTACCGATCTTCCGGTACATCTCTTCACGGATCAGCGACGTGCGTGTGACGAACATCTTGGGCTCAACCCTGCATTCACCGCGCAGGTAATGTGAGACAGTGACGTCAACATCTTGCCGCTCACTAATGGAGCAAGAAAACACCCAGTTGATGCGCTTACCAGTTCGTCCCACGAGTGACTCTAGCCGGTACGTGTGTCCGCTCATAGCGAGCACGGTAGCCAGCGTCATATCGTCTGTGCGAAAAGCCTCGCTCATAGCCTTTGGTCTATGCGTCGAATGGATTCTCGGAGTCGTCGGCGCGAAGCTGCTCGATGATGGCGGCCATCATGCGCTCCTCAGCACCACGCCCACGGATTGCCGGCAGCTTACCCAGCTGACGCTGATCCCACTCCTCCTTCAGCTGGTCGAGGTCCCACTCGTCGTAGTCGTCTTCGGTGGTCTCAGCTTCGTCCGCCGCATCCGACACAGCGTTGTCCTCTGCGCGCAGAGCCGCAATGGTCTTGTTGCGCTTGCTGCCCCTACCACCGGGCAGGGTGAGGTCACGGTCCTCAGCCTCTGCGTACAAGTCGTCGTCTGTCCAGTCGTCGTACGAGCCGAACTCCTCACCCTCGCGCGACGGCTCGAAGCCAGCTTTGCTGTATGTCTTGGTGTCGACGGCTGCGTCGTCGTCGTCATCTCCGTTGTCGTCGTCATCTTCGGGACCACTCTTGCTGCTGCCTGAGAGCTCGCTGACTGAACCGTTGCCCTCAGCCCACGTCTCGTCGTCGCCAGACACAGCTTTCATCAACTTGCCCATCTGCGGGCTGTACTCACCCTCGTACTGGCCAGAGTTGACCTTGACGCGCACGAACTTGTCGAGCATCTTGTCGGGGTCGAATTGGCCTCTGTCCTTGAGCCCCACTGCGCGTACGAATTCGGCCAGCTTCCAGTCGGCAGCTTCGCTGAGACCGATGTATGTGAAGCCCCAGTCGTACTCAGACCCGAAGTCGAGCGCGACCTCGATATCGTTGGCGGGTGATCCGTCCCGCTTCGCTTCGCGCTGTTGGCAGCGGACGATCTTGGCGATGCGCAGTCCTGGCTTCACCTTCACGCCGGTGCCGCCACCTGACTCCTCGACGCCTGAGACGTCGTACTTGATCAATTTTGCCACTATTGCTCCCTTCGACCACGACGGCGTGGTCCGTTGTTGGTGGTGTGGTATGTCCCACCCAGTGGCTTACCACGTGCACCCTCGATTGCCCTCATGATCTTCGGTATTGTTGGGTTGTCCGTGTAGCCCTTGGGCAAGAAAGCGTCGTACTGATCTTTGGCATAGAATCGGCTATTCTCCGCCACATGCAGCCGACGCCACTTCAGATCTTTGTCGTCGTTTTCAATCACCTCCAAGAATGCGACCATGTTCATGTACCCACAGATCTTCTCCGTCATGTTTCTGCCCTGCACATACGGACGGAGAAGTGATCCACCCTCATCATTGGTAGGATGCTGCCCTTCATGCGGGTGGAATGTGACCCCGAAGTGAAAGCTGTTTGCACCGACCATGTGTCGGATCCATTGCTGTATCCGCTCCATGTTGCGGCCGTACTCACCGCGATCGAGGCCGCTGGTTGGCGACAAATTGGGCTTACCAGGCTTGCCATCAGCGCCGATCTGGTATGCGCGAGCAGGCTTCTCAGCCACGGTAGCGTCCCAAACATCATCCAGCAGCACGTCTTGATCAATACTGACGCAGTCCCACCACACCCACAGGTACGGATGCTGGCTCATGCGTAGGTATTCCTGCACCTCAAGCATCTGCTCCCAGTTGTCGGCCAAGAAATGCTCTAGATTCGGCAGCTTCAGAATGCGTGACGGTAGCAGGCTGAGGCTACTGTGTATGATAAGCGTGCGTCCTGCCTCAGCGGCTGTGCCCGCCAGGGACGTCTTGCCCCAACCAGGATAGCTGTACAATCCTAGCCGTATCCAGTCACCCGTACCTACCGGCGTGATACCGGCAAGAATGTCGTACTGATTAGACTGTGCATCCCTACGCTGTGGGGCTGCGCGTCTACCGGCCATCGTACACCTCATGCTCCGCGTAAGGATCCCACGGCTTTGTTGTCTGCTTCAGGAACGTCTTCCAGTCGTTGCCCGTCTCGTGTAGCTCGCAGACATCCCGCATTGAACAAGTCGGACAGGTGAACATGCCGGGATTTTTGCTGATCTCTAGCTCGCCTGAGCGCAGTAGTTCCAGCCGATGCTGGTCAATGAGTGAGCGCCGCTGTGCTTCGGCGCGGTCGAACTCATCACGAAAGATCGGCTGTCGCAAGAAGTACGGTGATGGCTGCTTCTTGCTGATGCTCCCATCAAGGTTCACGTACACCCGCTTACCATTGACGATCTTGCTTGCCCGTTCGTCGGGCAGGGCTTTGCGTAAGAAGTTGTACATCATGCCATTAAGCTGCTGCTTGGGCCCCAGCATACCCTGCTCGCGCAAGAACTGCACGCCCCATGACCAATACGCACCCGCCTGGTCGTCAACCTGTAGATACTTCAGCTTGCTGTCGCCTATGCCGGCAGTCGTCTTGTGATCAGGGATCCACAGAGTCTTGTCCATTCGATCACGCCACACACCATCCAGCACGCCGGTGTACCAGAACCACGGCACGACCTTGCTGTGTGGCCATGCGTCTATGCGTACCTCGTGGCTTACCAGCACACGGAATGGCATCTCGGTGACTAGGACTTCCCAGCGGTCGTCCTTGCCATACTCAGACACGTAGTTCTCAAGCATGGCCACGCCGAGCTCTAGCGCATTGACCCATCGATCTTCCTCGTCAACGCGCATGCCGAAGATCTCGCTGTTGTGCTTTGCGTCCTCTTCGTAGGCTTTCTCAAAGGCACGTGCTGGATGCACGCCGCGCTTCACGCCAGGCACGTAGTAGGCTGCCAGGGCTTTGTGTACGAGACTGCCGAACCTAAGCGCAGGCATCTCTGTTTGCGGCTGGAGCTTATTCTCGTATATCAACCACCACAAAAACTCGCACTTCTTGTAGGTGGTGCGCTCACTTGTACGAAGAAGAGGCAGGCTGACACCCTCGGGGAGAGTGATTGAGGAGTCAGCCTGCCTCCCTGGCCGCCTGCGACCAGTGCCGCTGGCAGGATGAGGGTCAGCAGCACCGTGAGACGAACGCGAGCTCCCCTTCTTCACATTCGTCTCACGCTGCTGCTGAGTTCTCCGACCTGCCATTGTGGCCTCCTAGCCTCGTAGTCTCCCGGTCGTGCGGTGAAGCGGAGAGAGAACCCTACCGGATCTCGAGACGGAAAGCTACCCCCAGATTAGCAGGGACTTTACGGATCTTTGTGCTGCCCTCGCGCGGGCGCGCTCTCGCGGCGCGCGCATAGTAGGCGAGCGCGTACGCCCGAGCGCGTACACGCGCGCGTAAGATCTAGATCTTCTAAGACTTGACGTTTTCTATAGCGCGCGTATACGCGCGGAGACGTGCGCACGCGAAAGCCTCCCGAGCGCGCTATGCGCGATCCTTATTGACGGGCGCGCGCTCGGGCACGCGCGCGAACAAAGGTTTGGAATGTGGCGCAGAGACGCTTCACCGCCCAGCATCACGCGGCTAGCTGACTGAACAGCGCGTCCCTTGGCCGGGGAGGACAGGGTGACGATCCCGTTCTACCGGCTTTGACGCCACATTCACGCTTACAAAGACTTCCGATACTGCACGTCAATCACACGCCATGCGGGACATACATGCGTGATTTTCGTGGTGGGGTCTTCTCCAATTATGGAATACTTAACCCACAGAGATCCGAATTCATCGCGGAACCACTTCACAAATCCGTCTAGCGGAGTGGTGGTCCGCACTTCTCCTCCCGGCTCTTGTAGCCTGAGCGCAGTGATTCCTTGTTCAACGATCTCTTGCGGCTCGTGAAACACGATCTCCGCACCGATTGGCAGGGTGACCTGCTTTCCGTCGATCAGGAGCATCGCTTCGTCGTCATGGGCGTCGAGCAGCATCAGCTTCTTCACTTCGTCAAGCAAGGTCACCCTCCCTCAGTTTGTCAATGATCATGCGAGTGGCGTCGTAGTGGTATCCACCACGCACCTTGTATGGCTGTAGCACCTGCTTCACCGCACGCATCTCTCGGGTGATGTCGGGCGCTGCGTACGAGTACAGCAATCGGTAGCCTGCCTGCATCTGGGCAGCCACCGCTATTGGCTGTGGATGATCGTCGTCGATGGTTTTGTCCATGAAGAACACCGTGCCAGCTTTGGGGATGCGCTTCGGCGGTTCATGCTTCCACGCATCCCTTCGCTGGCGACGATGCCACTGGAATGTCTTCTTACCCTGATTCAGCCCCCACAGGAAGCAGTAGCCGACCAGAATGATGAAGAGCCAGTCGAGCACGCCCATCATCCCGCCAGTCGGATAGCCTTGAAGAATGGCTTGATCTGACGGTTGATGTAGCGTCCTGCGCTCTTGCTACGCCAGGCAGCAACGACACGCTGCCGGCTGACGCCACGATACATGTACAATCTTCCATCGCGGAAGTTGACGTACATGTTACCGTTGCAGTCCCAGCCGACAGACGTGACGTTGGTGCTGTGCTGTGTCGAGCGCCACTGCACATGCTCGGCAGGATATGTCGCCATCTGTCCTCCCTTCTTATCGTTCGTGCTTCATGGCGTGCTTCATACGCCACTGTTCTATCGTCTTCCAGGCAGCCTCGTCCGTATCGTCCTCGGCCACGCGGTCTACAGCAGTCATGAATGCCTCATATGCATCCACCTGCGTATTATGCGCAGTGCTGTAGTAACGATCCTCTTGCTTAGTCGTGAGGTTCTTGTAGTCCTCACGAGCCTTCATAGCCTCCTTGTCGCCGGAGACTTGCTCGATCTGTTCCCAGACGACAGGTTCTGGCTTGGGTACTGGCCGCCACCTGTACTTGCTGTAACTGCTGCTGGTGTCAAGCCAGTCCGGATCGAACGCTTCACCGTCTTCCTTCTCGAGTGACTCACCCCGCCACACACCAATGTGCCTTGTTACAGTGGTGGCGGGGTCATTACGGTCACCTTCCCAGAGGTCAACGATGTACGTTACATAGCCAGCGGCTATGTTGTGATCCACCACTTCGAAGTTCTTCTGGGTAACATCCTTCTCCGTGGTACTCATGACTTCCCGTTCTTGGCCTCTTCACGCATGGTCGCGCGGAAGCCCTGTCGCCGCAAGTCGAGGATCTCACGGTTGATGTGAGCCTTATCGACGTTGGTCTCGGCGATATGATGCTCGACCGTGTTCCTGGAACGGTAGACATACACACCCACCTGGTGCATGCGTGAGGTGTTGACTGCCCGATCGGCCAGCTGTTCCTGGTCGTCGGGAGTCCACGTCTCGTCCATGATGTGGACGTTCTCCACGAGGTCAAGCGTGATTGCGACACCGCCAGCTGTGGTGGTCATGACGATCACGCGAGGATCGTCCGGTCGTCTGGTGCCATCCTGACGGAACAGCATCTGGTTGACCGTTCGCTCCTCATCCTTCGTGTCACCGGTGATCTTCACAGCCTTGATGCCGATGTGGTTGAGATACGCATGGTACATGTCCGCGATCTCCTTGAACTGAGACGCGACGATGGCGAGCGAATCGCCTTCAGCGTCATCAGCCTCCTCACCGCGCACCTTGGCACCGACGATGCCCTGCTCCGCCAGACGCTCAAGCAGGAACGGCAGCTTGCCAGACAAGTTGCCGCCCGGCTCTTGGGCAGTCGGGATCGGATGCTGCACCTTGCGCTTGCCGGTGCCGATGCACCGAACGCAAGTCATGCCGTTGATGTCACCAGTACCGTCGCAGCGGTCGCAACGTACCTCTCGCTCCTGCATCGTGGCGCAGTACGAGTCAGCGAACACCTTCAACCGCGTGTACTCGGCGAGAATGCCGAGTGCATTGAGCTGAAGATCCTCGATCGTCGTCTCCGCACGTGCAGCGAACTCTTGGTACTGCTTGGCTTGCGCGGGTGACATGTCGCACCAGACGTCGATCCATTGCGCTGGCGGTAGCTGAGGCAGAACCTCAGACCGCAGCCTGCGGACCATGTATGGTGCGTGGGTCCGGTAGAACTCATCAGCGCGTCCGCGCTGAATGCTACCGATGTCAGTGCCGAAGCCGTTGTTGCTGACTTCGAGCCAGGTCTTAGCCCACTGCCACTTGCTGGTGAACTGCTGTGGGTACAGGAAGTGAAGCGCACCCCACAGCTTGATAGGCTTGCCTCCCATCGGGGTGCCCGACAGCGCGTAACGCCTTTGTGCGTTGATCTGCTTGCACGCAAGCGAGAACTTGCTGTTACCCTTCACATCGTTACCCTTCCCATTGGCACGCGGTAGTCCTGACTTGTGGAACTCGTCGATGGTGAAGGTCGCCCAGCCATCCGGAAACTCAGTGGGATCCATGAACGGCTCGGCTCCATCGCGTACAGTCTGGTAGGTGCAAACAAACCAGACTGGCCACTCGTCGTCGATGCATTGCCAGAACTCATCAATTGCAGCCTGGCGTGCGGTCTTAGTCATCTCACCTGAGTAGGTGATGACCTCGTGCGGTTTCTCGAGCTTCGCTGTCCAACGCTCGATTTCGAAACGCCACACGGTGTTGAGGCTGGTGCGCGGGGCAGCGACCAGGTGTGGTCCCTGCTCCAGCCCAGCCTCGAAGATAGCAGCGATGGTCTCAGGGGTCTTCCCGAGGCGCTGCTGATTGAGGTTCAGTGCGGAAGTTGCCGCAAGGAACTGCGTGTCTGCCCGTTGGTAGCCACGCAGCCACTCTGCGAGCTCTGGAAGTTCCTTCGCGATTTTCAGCTTGCCCAACGGCAGATCATCAGTGATCGCCATGGTCTGCAAGCTGGCTTCACGCTTCGTTGCTTCCTTTCCCCACTGCCGTAGTGCTAGACCCAGCACCAAATCTGGGCCCATGTTCTCGTTCAACCGTCTCGCACTATCGAGATTGAGTGGAACGAGCCAGTGAGGCCCACCCTGTTGCTGGTTGATGTATCGAGCACCTGGTAGCTCTCGCATCAGGTTGAGGAGATCGATGTCATAACGAAAATGAACCTCGATCGCATCACCCGATGGGCTGAGTTCCGCAAATACTCTTTTGCTCATACCGTACTCCCGGGTGGTAGTGGTCGACCCGTAAGTCTACCCTATCTTCGCACGTGTCGGTACACGACCTACACGCATGCAGTAAGGGCACGAGCGACCTTTGATGGTGTGGCTTTCGCCACGCAGGGATGTGTACCTGCGAGGCTTTATCCACCTTGTTGACTGCACGAGGAACTGTTCACGGCAGTCCTCGCGCGGGCACGTAACAATCAGCCAGCTGGGGAAGTCCAAAGACCGCTTGGCCTCATAGACAGGCAGCTGACTCACGTGCTCCACATTGGACCTCACGTGTGCCATTGGGACCTCCTATTGTTACCTGACCTTCACGACCCTCTCCCACCGCATAGGAGAGGACCGTCAGGGTCAGCTGGGCTGCAACCTGATCTTGCGCGCAGGAACTACGCGCGTGTCTTTCTCGTGGCTGTACCTGATGACGGCTGCCGACTCACTGCTCTTGTAGATGTAAATTGCCGGCTTGTCGTTCACCAGGATCTTGGTGCCCAACGGGTACATCGATGCCGTCCCACTTTCTGTACTTCCGAATGCTATTGTGGAGTGCGATCCACAGCATCGGTTCGTCTTCCTCACAGAGCAATTCTATGAGCTCGTTGATGTTGGCTCGCATCAGGAGCCTGTTCCTGGCGTCCCGGCGCTGATCGAACCGAAGCTGATCAAACGCCAGGATGATTCGCCAGAGTACGACAGCGAGGATGATGATCGTGCAGACCGTCATCCATGAGTCAACGATGGTCATCGTCGCCAGGTGTCCGGTGTCGACATCTGGAGGATGTAGTAGCTGGTGCTCTTGTCGTCAGCCTTCTCCAGAGTCCAGGCTTGCGCCTGCTCGCCATCTTCGAACGGACCCCACACCTCGTATTCGATCTCGATGTCGATCCTCGGATCGCCGGTGTTGTCTTCTTGGTGCTGGATGATCTCGATCACGACGTGCATCAAAGCACCTCGCTGAGCTTCACGTTGAAGTAGCGAGGAGCACCAAGACCCGCGACACGGATCATGGTGTTGTTGTGGTCGATGTTGCTGACCTCGATGGTGAGCTTCGGCTCACGTTGCTCCGATTCCCACTCATCGGTGATCTTCTGATCGACCCAGTCGTTCACGAGCTCTTGTACTGCAAGGCTGGTGATACGCTTCATCGCGTCACTCGCCATGTTAGACCTCCCTGGTGGGTGTTTACGACCGTCCTACGGCTTTGGAGGGTGGTTCCTCCATGGTTGGACAGTAGAGCGTGGCGCTCTAGCCGGACCGTAGCCTGGAAACGCGCTACGGACCAGCTGCAACGTCACCGCTTGCTGGCTCGGGCAGCGGCTGCCGCCTTACCAGCTTTGACCTTGTTCGGGTCCCGGAGATGAATGCTGCCAAGCGACAGCGTTCTCATGCCGCCGGGATCCGTCCAGAGTTGGACGAGATGCTTCGGTCGCCCCTCCGACGGATCGGCAGGGAAGAAGCCCTTGAACGAGAGGACGCGGATGTCATACAAGTGCTCCGGAATGGTGTACTTGTGTCCGTCCGCGCCCATGCGCTCGCTGCGTGGAATCTGCACCCAGATGCGACGACCCACCAGAAACTGTTCAAGCTCTGATGGGTCGCCGCTCTTGAGAACACTCTGGGCTGCCGCCACTAGCGAGGGTTTGCGCTCGCCCTCGTGCCGCGCCGACCGGCAGGCCGACGACCGGCCGGTGCCGGCTTGTTGGTCGATCCCGGAGGCCGACCGCGACGCCGACCGGACGTGCCGGTCTGCTCCTTGGTGGCCGTCTTGGTCTTGGCGGTCTGCCGCCGACCGGAGGCACCGGTCGACTTGGTGGTGCTGGAGGTACCGTTGCCGTTGGTGAAGTTCCGGCCACGGCCAGCGTAGCTGTCCGAAGCGGACTCGCCAGAGCCCTCCTCGTACAGCTGCTTCGCCTTGCTGACGGAGATGTCAGCGTAGGCGGCGATGCGCGGCCAGCGCAGACCGTCTGCGCGTGCCTTGACGACCGCCTTCGCGGTGGCCGCCATCTTCAGGCTGGGGTCTGCCTCCAACTCGGCGTCGTACAAGACGCTGCCGATCTGGCCCTGCGGAATGCCAGTGGCTTCCGCGTAGTGACGCTCGCTGTTGCCGGGGTTCTTCTTCAACTCCCGGACCAGCGCGTCGTACTGCTTTTCCGTTACTGCCATGGTTGCTCCCTTCACTCTGAGTTTCGCCGCATGGCACGGCGTCTGGTGGTCTGAAATGATACCTGATCAGACCACCCTGTCAAAATCCCCAAGATTACCAGGGACTTTGTGGAACACCACTTGGCGTTCCCGCCAACCCGCATGTCCCAGGGAGGTGGAAAACATGCGGGCAGCGGCAGCGCCATGCGCTGCAAACTGAGGTTATTTCACCTCGCGCGCGGTGAAGCTGCGCACTCGTCCTGTCTTGGTCTTGATGGTCAAGACGTTGCCCACCACGGCTGGCTTAGTCCAGCCATAGCCTGACAGAGTCACCTTGGCGTAGTCCAGGAGAGCCTGGCGCAAGGTGGGAGCTCTGATGATGGCGAGCAGATCGTCTTTCTCGCCAAAGATGTGCACGACACGACCATGCCTGCGTGTGGCTGTGGTCTTGCCTGACGTTGTCTTCATTGGGTCTCCCTGTTGTTGGTGTACTCCGGAACTGCCCCCGACCGAGTGGGGGCAGGACCGCAGGACACTCAGTCGTCCAGCTCTTCATCGGGGTCTTCACCGCGCAGCATGATCTCTTGCCGCTTGGTCTTGACCTCGTCCTTCCAGTCAGCCTCGCCGAACATGCGGCCACCACAAATCGGGCCGATGCCCAGCTCACGGCTGATGCGGTTGGTGAGTCGGCGTCCACAGTTGCTGCATGAGCCGATCTCCATGCCGTACCGGATCGCAGCCTCGCGAATACCGGCGTCCTTGATCTTGCGCAGCACACCCATGACGGTCTGCTGGTACTTCAGGTTGCTGTCCTCCGGACCATGCGCGACGTACACGTTGAGACGCATCTTATCGCGGCTGACCCAGACGTTGTAGAAGCGGAGCTCGCCCTGGTCGTTGTCGACAGCGTACCTGCCTGCCGGCACTTCCATCTCGAACCGCTGCTTCATGAAGCCCATCATGGTTGAGCCATCCTCGAACCGTTCCTTCGGCTTGTCGTCCTGCTTCAGGAACCACGTGATGAGCTCACTGGCCTTAGACTTGCTCATGCCGTACTCCTCCGGATCCTCAGAGATCCGCAGGCACTTCATGATCAGGTCGATCTTGCCTTCTTGATCGGGCTTCACCTGCTTCTTGGCGATCAGGTCGAGCAGGAAACCACGCTGGTTGGGCGTGATCTTCGGCTCACCGCTGAGTGCCTCGTTGGTGACTTCCTCGGCAGTGCCCGCTTCGGGCGACTTGGCCCAGTTGGGAACGGAGGACCGCTTGGACGTGACGTTGATCTTGTCCATTAGCGTGACCTGACGTTCTCGCTGGGATCCAGCGCGATGCTGGCGAGAGGCAACGAACTCTTCTCCGGTCGCACGATGAGCCACTTCTCGGTGCGCTTGACGATCTGCTTCTCAGTGATCGTCTTGCGCGGTTGCTTATCGTCCACCACCTTGGTCACCGGCTTGCTGGTGCTGTAGGTGACGTTGCGGATCTGAAGAGAGATCATGTACTTCTTGCCGTCGCCCAGGACAACAAGCTTCTGCCCACGGCGATACGCACCGCGGATCTTCAGCTTGTTCTCCGTGCTCAGCAGTGAGAACTGCTTCGCGGGAGTTGGCTTCTTATCCGTCACTGTAACCTCCCTGTTTTGATGTTCAGCAGGATACTGAACACCGGGTGCCTGCCGTGAGGCAGGACACCGCTGCTCAGTTGTCCGTGTCCTTCAGCACGCCGATGACCGTGAGGTAGGCACGGTACTCGACGAACACAGCCTTCTTGGTGCGCTTCTGCACCTTTATGTCGGCAGCCTCGAGGATCGAGATCGCCTGCATCATGGGGCTGCCACGCCACTTCGGTCCGTTGGGATGCTCGACTTCCATCTTCAGCTTGTGGTACACCTGAAGCATGCCGAACGCACGAATCTGCTCGGGCGTGTCAAGGATAAATCCTTCGCCACTCATTGTGGTCCTCCCTGTAGGTGGGTTACTAGGCTGTTCTGACTTCGCAGGCGAACTGCTCGGCCATCCGGGTGGCTGTGTCGTTGGCGTGCTGAACGCTTTCGTACACCTCAGTCGATGCAACGATCTCGCCGTTGTTCGACTTCAGCTGTACGTGCGGCCCAGCATCCGTCACGATGACGACCACCTGGTCGATGATGGGTCCTTCCATCATTGAACCTCCCAGTAAAAAGTGCCCCAGGATTGAG